TCAATCTGAGGCTTTTAGGTTGGCTTGTTCGGCAAGGCGGATATTCGTGAGTGGGTTCTTCTGCACCACATCTTCTAAGTGATCGGGCGCTAGGTGAGCATAGCGCATTGTTTGTTTTATGTCGCTGTGGCCAAGTATTCTTTGCAACGCGATAATGTTGCCGCCGTTCATCATGTAGTAAGACGCAAAAGTGTGGCGAAGAACGTGAGCTGCTTGCTGACTTAAACGTGGAACGTGTTTCACGATGAATCGATACACTGTTGAATAGCCAATGCTAAACAATGGCCCTGAACCTGCCTTATAAATTTCTTCATAAAGCTCTGGGCTGATCGGTATCGAGCGGTTCTTTTTGCCTTTCGTTTTCGTGAACGTCACTTTGTATTTAGCGAGTTGCGCACCCGTTAAAGTTGCCGCTTCCTTAAAACGCCCACCTGTGGCCAAACACAACTTTATCACCTTGTGTAAATCACCATGATATTCGTGTGCCTCGGCATTGGCGATCAGGTGCTGCATTTCCTCAACAGTGAGAAATTCCATTTCCTGTTCGTGCAATTTGAATTGGCGAACCATTTGCAAAGGGTTTTCCGCTTTCCATTCACCCATTCTTTTCAGTTCGACAATAACCGCGTTTAGCAAATCTTGTTCATTGTTGCAGGTTCGGAATGTCACCTTGGCTTTTTTGCCGTTAAGGTCGGCCACTTCACCCGCTAAGCGGCGAGTTCGATATTCTGTGAACATCCCTGCCGTGAACTTGTGGTAAAGCGGGTCGCCTACTGCCAACCCAATCACCTTCAATTTGTTGTACGTGTATTTTGAATGCGCTAGCGATTGGCCGTGACGTTCTTGCCATAAATCAATCATGTCTAACAAGCTGCGTGTTTGGGCTTTGTCACCAAGCCACGGTTTGTCGTCTGTTTCTTTCAAAACAAACTTCTCATAAGCAAGCGCTTCACCTTTAGTGGCGAAGCGTTTTCTCACTCGTTTACCGTTGCGGCCATTGGGGCGAACATCGCACATCCATGGTTTTTTATCGCCGTCTTCTAGTTTACGAACGCTCATTTTCTTCAAACATCGAAATGTAAATCTGTTTGTGGGGGTGGATAAGCTCTTTCAGCTCTTCCGGTGGAATGTTGGTTGCGTCAATTTCTGAATTATCAGGATACTTAATCACGACTCTGCGCTTTGTACTCGCTTCGACTTTTGTGTTTTTATGACCAATATAGCCAGCGATAATACCTGCAAGAAATTCCCAAGGGAGCTCATTCAATATCAAAAAAACGTCACTAGCTTGGAAGGAGGAAAAAGTATCCAATTGCGTATATGTGGCGTTATGGTCTTGCAGTATACTGTATATACCATCAGCATGTTTCTTTGTGGTGATGATATGAGGAATGACGTTCAATTGAGGCTCCTTTATGAAAAATCACTCTATTACTGTTTCAGAAAGAACCTATATGGTTACTCTGATTGATGAAAAAATTCGACCAAAGACTAACTATGAAAAAGTAACGCAAATTGCCAAGGATTGGTCGTTTCCAGTGTTTCTTGCCACATTACTGCTGTTGCTTTTTACAGGCTAACCACCAACGCTATTTTGAGTCCTTTTACCTTTCGGCCTTGCGGATAACATTCGCGAGGCCGAGTCACTTCTTCTTCATTTCCATGGCCACGCGGCCAAGCACTTTTATATCGTCTTCGGATACTTCAATCGTTGAAGTGCCAAACGCAATTGCCAGTTTGTTGCCTGGTAAACGTTGCAGGTAATTCAAAGAAAGTCGGCCATCAATATCGATAAGGTAATCACCCGCAACTGGGTCGGTTGATTCTTTGTTGATGTAATAAATACCCGCATCGTCTTCTATTACTTGAGTCACAGATGGCTTTAAGCCAAACCTATCAAGCATCACCATATCTAAAGCAGTTTTACCTGATTCAGTTAAAGCCCCATCGGACAAGTTGAATATCTGCATTTCTTGAGAAGACAGCGTATTCGATTCACCACCTTCAAACGGTTCGCCTTCACCCAAAGCCATGTAGCGAATAGATGCGCCTGTTGCTAGGTGTGTTCTGATTATCAACTCCCAACCTGTTCGGCTGTGAGTATGCCAAGTCGAAAACGTAGATTTTGGAATCCCGTAGTAGTCAGCCAATAACTCATATGTTTTGCATTCAGTGACTTCTTTTAGTTTTTCGGTAAATTCTCGACCGTTAATGTAGTCAAATGCCGGAACTTTGGCGGGTATTCTAGTCATATGCTTAACTCCAATATCACTCGTAGAGTGACAAAAGTCGGATAAACATCAGAAAATTGCCATTCAAGTGATTTTAATTGTTGCTGTGTGACTAACTTTGATCTAATAATTAGTCATACACCGAAGATGGTTGGTCAATATCAGTCAATAACCATCAAATAAACACAAACGAATAGGATACCACTTATGGCAACACTTCAAATAGCAATAGATGTGCCTTTCTGCACCAAAAAAGAGTTTTGTCGCCGCAGTGGCTGGTCGGACTCTTCGTTAAACCGCGCAATTCAATCTGGCGATATCCCAGTGCTAGAAAAAAAAGGAAGCAAGGGCAGTGTGCTGATCAACTTGGTTCTTCTATACCAACGCACTGCGGCTCAACAAGCGTGAGCTTTATTCGCCGCCCTAAAACCAAACTCACTCTGCAAGATGCAATGAGTGAGTCATGGGAAGATAAGTATCCAAACAAGTGTCCTCTTTGGCTCAATGTCATTGGTTGGTCATTCGTTTGCGTCCCTTTCTTCTTCATTTGAGTATTGTTTACGGATAGGAATAACTCAATGTACGTATTTTGTGAGTCCAAACAAAAGTCATTTGACGAGGCTTGTTGCTCGTTTGCGAATTCCGAGAACATGGAGCAAATCGCTCGTGAACTTGGAATGAAGCCGGGCATGCTACGCAACAAGTTAAACCCAGAACAACCGCACGTTTTAAAGCCTGTTGAGTTGATTGCGGTTTCAAAGGTAAGCGGGAACTACACGCTTATTAACTGTCTTTTGCTTGGGCTCGATATGGTGGCCGCGCCAGTTCTAAAGGAAGAAGACGAAAAAAGCATGATGGAGCGTTTGTTACATAACAGCGCGAATGCAGGTGAGCTTTCTACTTGGGCATTGGAACACGGCAACAACTCTCGACTTTCTCGCACCCACAAACAATCTCTAATCCAAAAGGCGCAAGCTGGCATTGGCAACCTTGTGCTTCTTATCAACGATGTTGAAAACCGCACCACCGGAGGCTTACAGCCTTTGATGCAATTTGGTACCGACCTAATTGCAAGCGGTGCTCCACTTCCAGGTTTGGCATAAGGAAATGAGCATGAACCAGTTAGCTAGAAAACAAGAACAACCTATTCAAGAACCATTACCAAGCGCGGCAGATAGCATCGCCGCTTGTAAGTCGCTTTTTAACGGTGAAGCAACGCGCCGTAAGTTGCAGGAAATGTTCAACACGTTGCCAGATAAAAGCCGAGGCCTAGTGCTGATTGCAGGTGGCTTACCTGCCAAAGATTACCAACGCACTTTTGAATCATTCGATGATTTGGAATTGCAGAAAATCAGAACGGGAATGCAGTACTTAAAAACACTCGTTTCAGGATTCGATAAGCAGTTCGGTGATGTTCGCCGATTGAAGCACAAACAGTTTAGTAAGACCCATTAAGAGCAAGCAGCCTTTGCCCCTGTAACGGGGGCTTTTTTTTCGTCTTAGCGTAGGAGCATAGAAGATGAATTCAGAAAAATTAACAGAGTTAGAGCAAGCTAAAAAGCTAGTTAAAGAAGCAGCACAATTTAAAGCGGAAGCAAACGAAACGCTTAAAGAGTGCCGCGCAACTCTAGTCAAAACTCAACGTTTCAACGACCAAGCAATGTTTAACCAACGCAAGATGGTTTTTGCATTGAACTCATTGTTGCCTAGCCGTATTCGTTTAGATGTGAACTTCGACTTAGAGGCAGAAGAGTTTACCAACAAGGTTGAAAAGGAAACAGCGGCGGCCATTGAGCAGCGCGAAGTGTTCGATATTGTTCACGCGATTAATGTGTTGGCGATGGCTAACGCTGATGTGATTCATATTTTTACTCGTTATTCGGCTCATGTGAATTGCTTGTTTGTCAACGTGGCACCAATGGACGCTGATTACTCTAGCGTCAAGCGAAAATACCTATACGCGGCTGATGTGGAGATTGATAAAGAAGATGCTTTGGAGCAACTTCTTTCGATTGAAAGCAAACTGACTGAGCTCATTATTGAAGCGCGAGAAGAAGCTGAAACAAATGTTGAGGTGGAAGCATGAGCACTTTCAAACTGCATGAGTTGAAAATTCAATCTGTTCATTTCACCGAAGTATTGGCAGGACGTAAAACTAACGAAGTTCGATTGAATGATCGTGACTTCCAAGTGAACGACTGCTTAAACCTGCGCGAGATTAACGAAAACGGAGATTACACAGGGCAGGAAATTAATGCCCAAATTTGTCACATCCTACATGGTGATCAGTTCGGTTTAGAAAAGGGATGGTGTGTCCTTTCTCTTGCGTGCGCTACTCACGCCAAAGCGCAAACTTTAATTGAGTACCTGCGTGACCGTTTACAAGAAACATGCGATTGCATTGAAGCGGGTTATGACATTGTGCGTTCTTCTGGCCACACCATTGATGATTCTCAAACCACTGTTGAAGATGGTCGAGTGTTCATTGAAATAGCTAACCAATACCTCAGCACTATTGCAGAGGTGGAAGCATGAGTTCTACTACTGGAAAAACAATCCCACGCGAACTTTACCCAACACCTGACGAGTGCGTTATTGCTCTATTGGAAAAGTTAACGCTTCGTCCTACCGATAAGTTTTTAGAACCTTGCTTTGGTACTGGCGCGATCTTCAACAAGGTTGATTTGCCACAAAGCCAAAAGTCATTTGCTGAAATTGAAAAGGGTATTGATTACCTAGCGACTGATTTTGGAATGCAAGACGTGATCATCACAAACCCACCTTTTTCACTAACGGAAGAATTCATCCGTAAAAGCCTGAGCGAGTTGGCACCAAACGGAACAATGGCTTACCTGCAACGCGTGAATTATCTCGGTTCAATAAAGCGTTTGTCTTTCTGGGAGGAAGTTGGTTTTCCTCAGAAAACGCCAGTTATTGTCCCGCGTCCACGCTTTGTAAATGGCGGTTCGGATTCTTGCGAGTACATGTGGTTTATCTGGGATAACGGCAACCGCTTCGACATCCCACAAGGTTTGAGTCATATCGTTTCAGTAAATAAGAAGGTGGCAGCATGAGTGTTAAAAAGATGCACACACCATTATTGCGTTATCACGGTGGCAAATTTCGGTTGGCGAAATGGGTTATGGAGTTCTTTCCTGATCATAAATGTTACGTAGAGCCGTTTGGTGGTGCTGGCAGTGTTTTGCTGCAAAAGGAACGTTCACATGGAGAGGTTTACAACGACTTAGATCAGGATGTTTTTAATCTTTTCCAAGTTTTGCGTAATGAAGAGCATGCCAAGAAATTAACTAGTATGTGCGAGCTTACACCTTATAGCAGGGATGAGTTCTGCCTGGCATACGAAAAGACAAATGATCCTATCGAGAGAGCAAGAAGAACAATTGTGCGATCTGCTATGGGATTTGGTTCTGGCGCAGCGACGTTTCATCCTACTGGTTTTCGTTGTGAAGCCAAAAGAAAATACAGTACATCAGCTCATTGTTGGGGCAAATACACGCCAGTTATTGAGTTCGTTTGTGAACGTCTAAGAGGCGTTAACATTGAAAATCGCGATGCGACAAAATGTATGCTTACTCATGATGGCGTGGAAACTCTTCATTATGTTGACCCTCCTTACATGAAAGAAACAAGGGTTTTGAATTCATCAAGACAGGTCTATCAACACGAAATGACAGATGCAGAACACGAGCAACTGCTAGCTTGCCTTATTAATCTCAAAGGCATGGTGGTTCTTTCTGGGTATGACTCTGATCTTTACAACGATTTACTGCCTGGTTGGTTTAAAAAGGAAAAATTGTCCCGTATTTCGGCAGGAAAAGGCACCAAGTTAAAAGTTGAGTGTCTCTGGGTTTCACCGTCATGTGACGAGGCCTTATCAAAGTCTGAGGTGGCAGCATGAGTGTTAAACATGTTTATAAAGGTGTTCACGGCGTAGTACCAATTGCTAAAGCATTTGGTATTTGCCCTTCCACCATTTTCTTTCGTTTGAAAAAAGGCATGACGTTGGCGCAAGCGGTAGAAACTCCGGTTGAGCGCGGCGGTGTTCGTGTGACTAAAAACAACCGAGTTGCTATGAAAAAGCCATCTAACATGAGCCCGTTCTGGGCGTTCGCTTTGGGCATGATGAGCCGTAAAGCTTTTGATGAACACATGGGTGTAAACTAGTTTTGAGTTCTTCAAACACTGAATTTACCACAGAGCAAAAACGTGCAGCCTCCATCGCTTGTCAGCAATGGGGGCAATTGCACGTTTACCCGCAAAAACCGAAAGCCATAGATGCTCCGGCAGAACGTTCAACACTTGAGCGTGAACCGGACGGGATGAGCGTTACAGAGCGTAAGCTTTATGATGTGAACCCACGCGACCACGAATGGCGCAAACAGTTTTTCAATGACCTGCCAGAGTATTTGGTTAAATACTTTGCGACTCGTTACATCTCTATTTGTGAGAAGAAAAGCTTTAAAGATGCCAACATCTTTCTGCGTGAAAGAATGCGCCCTGCAAGTGATCGCGTTCGCATGGTATTGGCTAATTACAAAAAACTCCCAACCACTCAAAAGGTGGCTTTGCTAAGTGAAGAACATAACGACACTGAGCAAAGCAACTTTACCCGCCCAAACACACCAGTGGCCGAGCAAGCGCGTTTTGATTTCGACCAAGCAGAGAAAAACCGCAAGCCAGTGAAAAGCCGCATTTTGGCAGAGCTCGAACTTGATGAGCTTAAAGAAATGGCGTTCAAGCTTTCGACCATCATCATTAGTTACCAAGCCACGCTAACTGCAAACATTGAATGTGAAACCGAAGAAGGTGAGAACCTAGCGGCATTAATGGTTTATCGCCAGTGTGCTGAGCTTATCGACCAATTCGGCATTAAAGCGCCAGGTGCGGGCAAAAAGCTAACCGATGAAAACGTGTTTCAATTTATCTCGAAAATGCGTTGCGACAAGTGGTGGAATAACCGCTTAGTGAAAGTAAGAAAGGTGATGCGTGAGCACTTAGCAATTGCTATGGGCCAAGTATCTTCAAAGGCGTCACCTTATGCTTCATGGGATTGCATTCGCGAACACCAAGAACAGCAAAAGCGCAACTGGGAAGCTATCCAAAACATGAGCCTGTTTGATGAAGAAACAGGTGAAGAAGCTGATCTTGCTGGCATGGTTTTGAAAAGTGTTTCTAACCCTGCTATTCGCCGTCATGAATTAATGGTTCGTTGCCGTGGCTGTGAAGACATCGCCACATCACTTGGCTTACAAGGTCTGTTTTTAACGCTGACCACTCCGGCGCAATATCACAACAGTTACAAGAAAGGTGGCTTTATTAGCCATTGGAATGGTGCAAGCCCTCGCGATGCGCAAGGCTACTTGAACAATGTTTGGCAACGTATTCGCGCTAAGTTAAGCCGTGATGGAATTCGTTGGTTTGGCGTTCGTGTGGCAGAGCCTCACCATGACGGCACACCGCACTGGCACTTGCTGCTTTGGGTTAAACCAGAAGAAGTATTGCGCGTGACGGACATCTTTATCCGTTATGCAGTAAAAGCCGATATGCATGAACTGATGCCAACTAAGCAATGGCCGTTGGTTGATAGCTGCGTGCGTGAAAACAAATCAGTAAACCCATTCACGGTTTATTCAAAGGTGTATGCGAACAACTTCCCTGTGAAGATGAAGCGCAACTGCCCAGAAGTTGTGATCCCAAGTTCAGCGCAGCGCCTGCCTATTGTTGAGAAAACACTAACCACTTTAAACGTGAATTACTCAGCGCGTTGCGATGTGGGTTTTATCGACCCAGAGCAAGGCACCGCAACGGGTTACATCGCTAAATACATTTCTAAGAACATTGACGGTTTCGCGATGGATGATGAAGTGTCCGATGAAACTGGCAAGTCAGTTAAAGACATGGCGAAGAACGTGAGCGCTTGGAAAAGCCGTTGGTGTATTCGTCAGTTCCAATTCTTTGGTGGTGCTCCGGTTACGACATACCGCGAGTTACGCCGCTTTGCTAACCAGAACAAAAAAGCCTTTATGGAATACGTGTTCATGCAAGAGCGCGGCGACCTAATGGCAATTTACGGCATGTTGAATCGTCACATTGTTGGCCCTGTAAAACCTGCAAGAGTTCTAACCAACGCCGAGTTGGTTGAGTTCATTGCGGCTAACTATGAATCCCGTATTAAAACCCATTCCCCAAGCATCGCTGGCACGTTGAAAGCGGCTGACCATGGTAACTGGCAAGGTTACATCATGGGGCAAGGTGGCCCGTTCGTTAAGCGTGACGATTTGCTGATCGTGAATGTTTACCAAGAGCTGCCATTTGCTTCACCGCATGGCGAAACCGTTCGCAAGTTACAAGGTTTCCAAACGCCAGAGGAAGTGGTTAAAACACGTCTAAAGGTTTGGACGATTAAGAAGAAAACACCAGTTAACGAAGAAGCGGAAGCGGGGGCTCTTGCTCTTGCTTCTGATCTTGCTCTTTCTGGAGCCTCTGGCTCCTCTCGGAGTTCTGTCAATAACTGTACGGAGCTTGATGAGGTACAGGTCTGCGATCAGCTAACTAGATTGTTAAGCCCAAATGAAATAGTGGCGAATAGCCCACCAAATATGGGTGCCTTTTCGGTTTCTGCCTTACTAAAAGGCAGCTCAGTTCGAATCGATAATGAGACAAGTATTCAAATCCGCCCTGTGGAGGTAGACGAACACGGCAATAAACGCCCAGCGCAACTGGTCGAAGTGAGCCGAGTACCTGCAGATGATATGAATTGGCTGAATTTTGAGGGTTGGGACAAGACATTCGCCCAACCGGAACAAGCAAAAGATGAATACCAACAACCTGACCTTTCGTTTTTCCCTGATGCGGAATGTGATTGGCCGTTAGCGTAGGAGCTAGATAAATGACAACTAAAAATATTGCACTAGACGAAGAGGTGGTTGAACTACACCAAGCCACATTGAAAGAGTTTATTAACGATATGTCACTTTCAGATTATGAACGACTTTTGATTTTGAAAAATTTAACTTCTGAGCAAGAAAACCTGCTGGCTGTTAAGGCTCAAGGCGCAGCTCTTTATGCGGCGCTTTCTAATATGGGGAAGCGTTAATATGATTCATCCTGATTTTGAACGTTTCCGAATGTGGGAAGTGGATGCTTTAGACCCAGATATGCAAGAAGCAGTACAATGCGCTTGGCCGTTGGTATAACTCATCAATTGGGAATACAGGTAAAAAAATAGCTCCCTATTGGGAGCTATTCTATACAATATCTTGACTAAGTACCTGTAGGACAGTCTGGTAGTGCGGCTTTCATTTCTTCGCATTTAGCTAGAAGGTTTTTGGTCGCATGAATAGCTGATTCAGCTTCTTTCTTTGAAATGTCTACACTCAGTTGATAGTCAGCATTTTGTCTTTTGACTTTGTAAATTTCTAAAAAAGTCTTCAGGCGCAACATTTCTCGACGATCATAAGGTTCATGGGTTTTTGCATGATGTGAGCCTAAATATTCTTTCAAAGACTCGTGGACACCACCATCAGCAAGCATGATAGGCCTTTGGGTTAACATATCTAGAACACCGTGATACATCCCATAGTAGCCTCGGCTAATTATGTTGCGATAATCTATTTCTGACTCGCATTCGGCATTATGTATAAGAGAAAGAAAGTCGCTAGGATTAACCGGCATTTCTCAACCTCTCTGCAAATGTAGGAACGTTTTCGCCAAGGATTTCGAAATGGGTCACGCATTTGATATCATCTAACTCTGCGTCAACCAAAGCTCCTGATAAGTCCCAGTTTAAATCGAAGATTTTTTCAGGCTCGCATTCAACGTAAACCGTTAGGGTAGCACGTCCTGATTCGGGTGGAATGGCAAGTAAGGTGTTGTTAATTACAACACCAGTATGCTCTTCAACCACGCGAGCAGCTAAAATAGAAAGTTCGGTTACAGTGTTGGATGAAACGTCAAACCTTGACTCTATTTCTCTCATTACCATACGCCTTACCTCAGTCCCTTCTTGCATGCGCTCTAAGAGCTCATGCTGATTAGTTCTTAGTAACCACTCATTCAATCGAGCATCAATGCCGAAATCATTAAATAGAAAATTGGTGCTGATAATGTTTTCCACATCGTATTCGTCTGCACATTCAAGAGGCATACGCTTAACGACTTCATATGCAATAGTTGGCTTTCCTAAGTAAAGCATAGTCCAAATCATATTTGATGAAACAAAAGACTCGTGAGAAAACTGTCGAGCAACACTCATTGCTTTATCTTCTGCTAAGTCCAGTTTGTTGGCTGCACAATAGGCAAGTACTTCGATTAAAGCTGACTCTTCAATAGTCGGAAGGTTGGATGCTTCTTTCTTCAACGTCGCAAACTGGATATCGTTGAGCGTTTTATCGCTAAAGATATAATCTCGAAGTTCATCGAGTAGGTTGTTAGTGCGAGTTTCAGCAACACGTTCAGTCAAGGTCGAACCTCATGGATATGGATCAAATAATATATTAATTCTTAGGACGCAAACTATACATCACTCTAAAGTTTCAAACAATCATCACATTGTCAGTTCTTTATCAATATGCGTCAATGTTCATCAATATCATTACACATCATTGACTATTATAGTTCACATCGGCTAATGTGATAGAGCACTGGCAAAATCCAGTGTCGGGATTGAGACCCCGTTTTTATTTCCAAGGCGCATAGACGCCGGCTTTTAGCTGGTTTTTTTATGTGTGGCTTCAGCGCATCTATACATAGACGTTTCGCATAAGAACCGTACTATCTGAATTATGGTGGGCTGGGCAAGGCAGCTTTATGCTGGCCGTATCCTTGGAAGCGGTAGTCTCAACCTTGCTCAGTTCACCACCCATAGATTGAGACCTTTGTGTGGTGATTTAGAAAATCATTCCAAGGAGGTCACTATGACCACAATTACTCTTCTTCCTGAAAATTCTGTTGTAGAAAACCACGGTAATCTTAGAACTACTTCACTTAAAGTAGCAGAAGCCTTTGGTAAGCGTCATGACAACGTTTTACGTACTCTTGATAATCTGGATTGCTCCCAAAAATTTAACGCCCTCAATTTTGAGGCGGTTGATTATATCGATCAAAAAGGGCAATTTAGGAAAGCCTATCAGATGACCAAAGACGGCTTTATGTTCTTGGTGATGGGATTTACAGGCGCAAAAGCCGCAGCCATCAAAGAAGCCTACATCACCGCATTTAACCAAATGGCTAACCAACTTCGTTCAAACCTTCCAACACTTCCGCCGTTCGCTGGCAACCAACTTCCAAATCACACCTATCCAAACTTTTACGACTCCGGTTGGATACCGGCCCACTATCAACGTTGCCAATCTGAAACCCATTGGACATACCATATTAAATTCAATGTAAGGCCAAGAGGCGGCAAGTTCTCAGCCACCTTTGAATTGGGTATCGGTGGGAAAGGGCAAGCGCAACCGAATTTCTCATCAAGCGGTTCGCAGTTTGTCGACAGTAACTTCTATTTGGAGTATCGAGATTTGAATGAACTGTGGGAATACATCGCTAAAGTGTTAGCTAAATACGGGGCAAGATGCCCGTTTTAATGTGATGGTTGTTATGGTTTTTAATGCAACTGTATGTAATTAAAAGAAAAGAATTTCCACTTATCCACAACATAATTAAAGTGGGTTGAAACGACGGTTATCCACAGCCGTCGTTTTTTTTCGTCTATTGACAGCCGATCTGCTTTTCGCAACTATAAATACACCCTCCTTTCTCTACATTCATATTTTTTAATTAAGCACCAATCCGTCTAACTCATTTGTCATTGGCGTTTTTGAACGTTCAATTTAGTCATTGCCATTTGAGAATTGTTTTTTGAATAGTTGCCGATCAAAAGGTTGACACGAAAATAAAGCTGATAGGTTTAGAGTCACTGGTTGGCGTTCGGGCCAGTAGCCACGGGTGACTTTGGAAATTTTAAACCCGTGATAGCTTAATAAAGAAATGAATCAAAATTAGCTGATACGTGTGTTGGCTATTTGGTCGAACACTAAAACCTAAGTTATTAAAGAGGAAAATGGCATATGAGTGAAGCAGGTCTAAGAATACAGCTAGAAAACTGTATAGATATACAGTATATTTTCAGTGTCATTGGTAAGGGTATTGATATGTCAAAAGAAAAGCAGCTATTTCAATCCGCTCTGGATGTCATCATTGATGGTGTTGCTGTCAGTTCGGTTGAGGAAGGAAGAGAGGAAGCTGGGAGAGTGCTACTAGAGTGTATGCTGCCAAGGTTTGCTCATTTAGTGGATGAAGAAAAAATAAAAGCCATCCAGTCAATTATCGGGATGGCTGATGAAGCGGATAGTCCTACTTTCAAGTTATAGAATAGAAAGCTGCTGCTTTAATTCTTCTCTATGTTCTGGTGCTAAAGCCTTAATCATATTAAAGGCTAACTGTGAAGTGGTTTTAGCACTAGGGCTAAGAGTGTGGCTATAAGATAAGTTCATAACAAATGAGTGACCACATTCAGGGTCATTACATGAACAATATAAATCGGCATACTTAGAACTTAACCTATTTGATTTTTGAATGCGGCTTTTTTCACCGCATTCGGGGCAAAACACTCTCATAACAATGACCTAACTGAACTGACTGACAGTTCAATATTAAGCCATAAACTGTGTTTTTGTACAGTTCTATGCTTCTGTTCCTATCGCAATATCGAATTTCAAATGTAAGTGCTTTAGGTTTCTGATTTCCGGGTCGTTGTTCACTTCATCCATAATCAGTTCGCACACTGGAATGATCTCGTCCTTGGCGTATTCTCTGCCCACCTTTTCTGGGTCGGGGAACGTGGAGCCCGGTTGCGGCATCATACCGCCTTTGCCTGCAGGGTATCGGTGGCCGACTAAAATGTCTTGCGCGGTGATGTTTTTGATTCGCTCGAATTCGTCTTTGGTGGCAATGTCGCCCACTGGAATCAATTGAATGCCTTTCTCTTTGCCGTTCGGAATGTTCACAAACATGCTGCGGAAGTTGCCCACGCCTTTTGAACTGGCAATGGTTTCCTTCATTTTCTTTTCATCTTCTTCACTCAGGTTTGGGTCTGATGCGTAGAAAATAAAGCCCATGTGCGCACCGTTCTTGAAGTAGCGGCGGCGGAACAGGGTGGCGTCTTTGTTTAGCAAGCTGCTTTGCAAGCTGCCTAAGTAATCCGGCACACCATAGATTTGTTGCTGCAAATCGTCTTGTGGCAAAAAGATGATGTCTTTCTGTTTGTAAACACGTTGGCTACTGTCGCGGCCAAGTATCACAAAATCACCATTCTTGCGGCGGCGCATGTGCATGCCTGCCAGTGGGTGAAGCCTTACGGGTACCCCAAAGCCATTGCGAATTTTTAAGAACGCCGCATCACCAAACGTGAAATAGTTGTTCCCGAAAAATTGAACCTGACGGCGTGTTAAACCACCACCGCCAGTGAAACGGGCTGCAACATGATTTGCACGCGCTTTAAGAATTGAACAGTGGTAAGCGTTAGCGCGTGAGGTTTCCGACAAGCCTTGGCGCGAGATAGGCGGTTCCCAATAGTTCTCTGAGTCGTTGTAAAACAAATCTGAGTAGGAAGTCATCCAACTGTTTGCATCGACTGATTCGGGCGATGAGTCAATGTGGTAAACCGAATCGGGTGTGTGCTCATCTTGTTTAATTAGTGTTTGTGTTTCTTCGGTCATGCCGCTGTTTCCCAAGTTGATTTAGTTGGCGTTGAATGATCTAACGGTTCGTTAATGCAGGCGTGAGATATCGCCCAAAATGCATCGGCGTGGCCTGTGGTTTGGTTGCGTTCTGCTTTGAATGTCATGGCGTTGCCACTGGCCGTTGGTACTCGCTTAATCGCCATGAATGCCATAGCAATGTCTTTGTGTTCAGCATCAAATTGAAGTCGCTTGGCTTCAACGATGTCGATCATCTTCATCACTAAGCGGTTTTTGTTTTCGTTGCTGTAATGGATGGCGTGAGCTTCACGCGGGTATTTCTTGGATATTAAATCCCAAACACCGCCACCAATGCCCGTGGTATCTACACCAATGTAGGAAACTTTGTAACGCTGAAATACTTTGTCGATTTCAGATACGTGGTATTGGAAGTTAAGCCCTTTCCAGTAGTGCTTTTCTAGTACACGGAACTTTTCACCCGCAACGGCTGGCGGTGCCACTACCACCAAACACGCATTGTCGCGGGTTCGTGATGGGTCATAACCTAGCCATACCTCACGGCGCGCAAAGGGTTGTTTGTTCTTCGGTTTGAAATCTTGCCAGTGGGCGGCGTCGACCATGCCTTTTTCAAGGTCTGAGAATTTGAAGACAGACAGCGCACCGTCAACGAACATGCACATAAACAGGTTGTTGAAATCTTCTTGGCTGTATTCTTCGCGCAGTTCGTCAATGTCGAAAAGCTCACAACCGCCGTTGGCCGCGTCTTCAATCGTGACAACATAACGCCACTGTTTGTCGTCACAGAGTCGGCCACCGTCTCGGAATTCGGCAAAGGTTGGGAATTCAAGTTTTTCGCGAGACTCTTTACCTTTGCGCCAAGAGTCGCCCGTCCAAAATGGGTAAGCTTGGTGCATCTTAGAAGATGGCGTGGAAAAGTAGGTTTTGCGCCATTTCTTGTGGGTGGCCATTGCCGAAGCGAGTTTGTTCAGTTCGTCAAAGTTCGGAATCCAAAAGTATTCGTCCACGTAAACATGGCCGTGGTAACTCTGGGCGGTTTTGCTGTTGGTTGATAGAAAGCGCAGTTCAGCCCCGTTCGATAGGGTGATCGGGTTGCCTGATAACTCGATGTCTAAAAACTCTTTGCCAATCGCAATAATGTAGCTGCGGAATACTTCGGCTTGAGCGCGAGACGCTGACAAGAATATTTGGTTATCGCCCGTTAGAATCGCATCTTCTAACGCTTCACCACTGAAATAATAGGTGGCACCAATTTGGCGTGATTTAAGGATGTTACGAATACGCTGTTTAATGTTGTTGCGCATTACGTGTTGATATTCAAACAGGGAATCGTGCCAATCTGCAAAGTCATCTTCACTTAGGTGCTCGATGTTGTTTTTGCCTTTCCCTTTCTTTTTACTCTGGCCGCTGCCCTTGCTTTCAGCTTTTGCCCCATTGTTACCCGAGCTGCCTTGCGCAAGCATTCGGTCAGCTTTGGCTTTTGCATCACTCATGGCTTTAAGCAACTTAACGTGATGGTCAATCAGCTTGTCCATCTCTTTAAGCTGCTGATCGGTTTTCTCGTCTTTATCAATCAACACGGCCAAACGGCGGTTAATCATTTCCTCAACAGAAAGTTCGTTCAACAACAAAGCCCAGCCAGATTTCTCTGCCCAGGTGTAAATAATACGGTCGCTATTTAGGTTCAATTGCGCCGCGATTTCCTTAGGAGGTAATCCGCGCAAATAAAGCTTTTTCGCGGCCTCTTTTATTTCATTTGAATATGCCATACCTGCATCATACGCCCCGAAAACTTGCAAATGACTAACCAAAATTCGGATGAATTCGGATATGACGAATATCCGAATTTCTAGGAATTGAAGTGGCTGAAAGGAGTTAGTCAAAGGCGTATTGTTTGGGCTCAGAAAGATGGTATTACCGAATTAACATCGAAATTAGCGAGTTAGATGAATGGCAAAAATCAGTGATTGGAAAGTAATTGCAACAGAAGGGCCAACTGTAGACGGGCGCAAGATTACCCGTGAATGGTTATCTCAAATGGCTGAAAGTTACGACCCAGAAGAATACACAGCTTTGATTTGGCCGGAACATCGCCGCTTTTACGGATACGGTGAAAACTGGGGTCGAGTTGTAGAACTTAAAGTTGAAGAACAAAACGGCAAAATGCGCCTGTTCGCTAAGTTGGAACCTAACCAGTATTTACTTGATGCCAACAGTAAGAAGCAAAAACTATTCACATCAATTGAGCCAGAGCCAGATTACAAAGGCGAAGGGCGTTGTTACCTAATGGGCCTAGCTGCGACTGACTCCCCTGCTTCCACTGGTACTTCGTCACTTCAATTTTCTCGTAAGGCTGGCGAAACCACGAACCTTGAGTGTAGCCACCTTGAAGAGATTGATCTTGATGAGTGCTTTACACGAAGTGAACGCTTTTTATCGATGTGTAGCCAATTCTTTACTTCTGGTGAAGAGAAGCCAGAGGGTGTACCTGAATCATCGCAACCAGAGGATAGCGAAGTGAACGAAGAGCAGCTAAAAGCTTTCTTGAAAACGCAATTTAGTGTTTTTGCAGGCGAGCTTAAAACCGCGATTAAAGATGAACTCACGCAAGAGTTCAGCAAGCAAGACCCAAAGCCGGAAGTTGAGCCAGAAGTTAAGCCGGAAGGTGCAACAGTAGAACAATTCTCTGCTGCGCTAAAAACAGAGCTAGCCCCTGTTATGGAAAAAGTAACGGCTTTGGAAACTAAATTTAATGCTTTATCGAAAGAGCTGCCTGATCAAGAACCAGGTAACGACGGCTTTTCGGTAGACAATAGCAGCTTTACATAAGGAGCTACAGCACATGCAATTAACTCAAACGGCTCGTGCTCTGGTAGAGCAATATTGTGCCAAGCAGTGTGAAGTGTTTGGCCGCTCTGATGTGAGCAAACAGTTTTCAATTTCAGGCCCGATTGAAACGGCACTGAAAAACAAGCTGATGGAATCGGTTGATTTCCTAAAGCTGATCACAGTGGAAGATGTAGACCAACTGACAGGCCAAGTGATCGATGTTGGTACCAACAAACTTCATACGGGCCGTAAAAAAGGCGGTCGTCACACGACCACTTCGGGTGTGTCGGGCAATACGTTCACGTTAGTTGAAACGGATTCATGCGCGGTTGCGTCTTGGGATTTGCTAAGCGTATGGGCGAACTCGGGTAAGCCGGGCGAATTCATGAAGCGTTTGAACGAGAACGCAACGCTGAACTTCGCGCAAGACATGATTCGTGTTGGCTTCAACGGTATTAAAACATCGGAAACAACAGACCCTGACACCAACCCTAACGGCGAAGACGTAAACAAAGGTTGGCAGCAAGTGGTGAAAGAGAAGTCACCAGACCAAATTATTGATGTGGATGTGTACCTAGACCCAGACGGCGGCGGTGATTACAAAAACCTTGATGCGATGGCTTCTGACCTTATCAACACCAAGATTCATGCAGCGCTACGTAATGACCCAAGCCTGATTGTTTTGGTGGGTGCTGATCTGCTTTCATTCGAGCAAGCGCGTTTGTATGACGCGGCAACCACACCAACCGAGAAGAAAGCAGCGCAACAACTGCCGAATTCGATTGCTGGCCGTCGTGCAATGTCGCCACCGTTCTTCCCTGGTATGCGAATGACAGTGACCACGCTGAAAAACCTGCATATCTACACGCAGCGTAATACGCGCCACCGTAAATCTGAGCATTCAGAAGAGCGTAAGCAGCATGAAAACTCATACCTACGTAACGAAGGTTATGCGGTAGGTGAGCACAAAGGTTACGCAAGTTTCAACGAAGCCAAAGTTCACTTTGGTGCAACTCCGGCTCAGCAAAAGGTAAACAACAATGCGCTTATCGCCAGGTATGAGAGACAACCTTGCAAAGAAGGTAGACAAAGAGCAGCGACATATTGGCACAAGCCCAGTGGCCGACACCAATAGCCTGCACATTAAGCTGATTGAGTTCGAAGAAGACCGCAAGCATCTACGTTCTTTCAATGCGATTGCCGACCGTATCGAGCATAAGCGCAATGTTTTAGTGCCGAAGTACAAGCCTTATGTCCAACGCTATTTAGAAAGCGGTGATCAGTTCGAGAACCCGATTTTCACCAACGTGGTGATCTGGTTATTCGACATTAAAGAATTAGATGTCGCGATTGATTGGTGCATGAAAGCCATTGAACGTGACCTGCCAACGCCGGAGAACTTCCGCCGTGATTGGCCAACCTTCTGTGCCGATGAAGTATTGGCATGGGCGGAACATGAATCTGAACGTGGTAATTCCATTGAGCCGTATTTCTCCCAAGTGTTTGAGAAGGTCGAGAAGGAATGGCGATTACACGAGAAGGTGAACGCCAAATGGTACAAGTTTGCAGGTTTGTTCCTGATCCGAAATGAACAAGGGAACCCGCAAGCAACCGCCGTTGGTGATGTCGAAGTGTTGAAAAAGGCATTGGTTCTACTGCAACACGCCCACAATCAACACCCAAAAGTGGGAGTGGGTACCCAAGTGAAGAAAATCGAACAACGTATTCGTGCCATTGAAGATGGCAAGAATCTTTAGTCGCAGCGACTAGTAAAGACTCCTATGCCGCCGCGCCTCGGCTGGTGAGGTAAGAGAAGCCTTTGTGCTTACTCGATGCCGTCGACCCAGTGGTTAGAGGCGCACCTATTTAGTGATCGAGAAGCAAGGAAACAACATGAGCTTTGGTGGGAAAGTTAACCGCGCAGAAAATGCCGCCTTACCAGGTGAAGGTTGGCCGGATTTATCAACCGATGAATTTCGCCAGTTGCGCCGTATTCCCCACACGTTTGATAACGACTCTTTAGCAATGGCCGTTGGGATTGCAGCAGCAGCTATTCAAGAGCGATTAGAAAGCCTGTTGGTTGATGGCACACCGCCACAACTGAACGTTGTTAAAGCCATGGTGTACAAACGTGCGGTTTATGGTTTGGCCCATGCTGATCTATTACCTGAATTCGCCACGCAAGACCGCCGTAAGGAAGGGGAAAGCGTGGCAACGGATGAACCAGAACAGGCGGCACGTTTTGTTACTCAGAGTAACCAAGATGTTCGTTTGTTACTTGGCCGCAGTGCCAACGGAATTGAAGCGATATGAGCGACACGGCTTACAGCAAAACCAAGCTTGAGCATTTAACGGATTACATCGTTAGTCACTTAAATAGCAGCGTTTTGGATAACAAGATTGAAGCGTGGCAAGAAGGTGGTTCGATTGTGCCGAGCGGTGAAGACCGTGGGAACGGTGGGTATATCGCATGTTTTTGGAAGTACAACGCGGTGATCTCGATTGAGGAATATCCTCACCAGTTGTTAGACCCACGTTGCTTGTTGGCTTTGATTGCTTGTTGGTTAAGCGACCATGAAGAAGACCGCAACGAACAAGAGCTTGAAGACCCGACTTTATCGGTTGATGTGATCAGCGAAGAAGCGGCTGATGTGAGTATCGAACTTGAATTGATGGAGCCGATTGAGCTGGTTCCCGATGAGGGTGGGATGATCACTTGGCGCGGGACTAAGTACCGAGTTCAAGCCGTTGAGATTTACACCGCAGAAGAAGCGGAGTTGGTGAATGAAACCGACAGTTAATGTGAATCAAAGGGATGTGCTCAACATGCAAGAAAAGCTTGCCATGTTAGCTCTTCCACCAAGAAAGCGTATTTGGATATTGAAAACCCTAGGCCGTTGGGAAAAAGCCAATACACGCAAACGAATTCAGCAACAAAAAGACATTCACGGCCAAACATTAACACCCAAGAAAGGAAACAAGCGCGGCAAGGTAATGCGCCGAATGGCAAAGGGGTTAACACCCTATGTGAGAAACGCCAACACGCTCGACCTTACTTGGAGCAATAAGCTCACCGCAAGAATTGCAGCAAGGCATCACCTTGGTCAAAAGCAAAAAATGACCAAACGCCAAATGCAAAAGCGATGGGGAACGCCAGATTATTCCGCGCCTTGTTCTAAAGGGCAGGCGCGAAAGCTAAGGGAATTGGGGTACATGGTGCCGCGCAAGAGTGGCAAGGGAAAGAAGAAGCCCACGCTCAAGCTGTTAATGGCAACCGTGACCCATGGCCAAGCAGGGCTAATTATTCGTGAGTTGAGCAATCAACCGAATGTGTCAGCTTGGGATATTCCCTTAGCAGAACGCCAAATATTAGGCAGTAAAGAACGTGAAGTAACCCGCCAACTCATACAGATTTTTGAGCAGGCCAAGACGCGAAAATAAGCGAGGAAATAACCAATGGCAACCGGAAAGGTAGAGGTAAACAACCTCAATTTAGGGCAAGGCGGGATTCCAGAAATTGAACGCCATCTGCTTTTTATCGGCAAGACCGATAAGGCCGAACTACAAGGCAAAGTGACTCGTGTTAATAACATGACCAACCTTGATGAAGTGGTGGCTGATGATGCACTAGGCGCGAACGTGAAAGCGGCGCAGCTTAATGGCAAACAGAACTGGACAGGTGCCATCTTTGGTTTGGGTGCTGATGATACTTGGGCGGCTGCGGTTGATTTAGCCAACAAAACCGATTCGTTCGAAGGGATTGGTATTGTTGATGTTGTGAAAGACAAAGCTGAATTTACAGCCATGCAAGACAAAGCCACCGAGCTGACAAGCAAACTTGGCCGTTGGGTGTTTTTCCTTGCTGCATGTTCTGGCATTGATGCTACCGAAGAAACTGGCCTAGCGTGGGCTGAATACGAAGCGGGTTTACTGGCACTTGTGAAAGATGTGTCTGCCAACATGGTGACGCCAGTGCCACAGCTTAATGGCAACAATTTGGGTGTGCTTGCTGGCCGTTTATGTGATCGCGCTGTCACCGTGGCCGATAGCCCGATGCGCGTAGCAACAGGCAGTTTGCTTGGCCTTGGTGAAATGCCAGTGGACAAGAACGGCAAAGCGTTGGAAATGAGCACGATTAATGTGTTGGCCGAGGCGCGTTATTCGTTGCCGCAATGGTATGCCGATATGGAAGGTGTGTATTGGACGGACGCCACCACACTGGAAGCCAAGGGCGGTGATTACCAATTCCTTGAATACGTTCGCCCTGTTCACAAGATTAACCGCCGAGTACGCATTAAAGCGATTCGCCGTATTGGTGACAAGATTCTGAATTCAACGCCAGTGAGCATTGAAATGAATCGCGATTACTTCAGTAAAGACATGCGTGATATGTCGAAGACCATTGAACTTGGTGGCATTACGTTCCCAGGTGAAATTATGCCGCCAAGTGATGAAGACGTGACCATTGTTTGGCAAAGCAAAACCAAAGTGGTGATTGGTTTAATCGTTACGCCGCATAACTGTCCAAAACACATTGTTGTGAACATCGGGCTTGATCTTAATAACGCTGCGGAGGCTTAACCATGAGTATGCGTATCTCTGGCAAGAACATGCACTTTTCTATGGGTGACTACAAGCTAAAGGCTCAAAAGGTCACGTTGTCTATCACGGATAACTCCGCCGTTAATAAAACCAATGGTGTGCCCGATGGTTATGTTGATGGTGATGTCGAAGCGAGTGGTGAAATGGAGCTAACCACTCAACAATTCAACCAATTGAGCAAAGCTGCAAGACGTGCCGGTTCTTGGCGTGGCATGCCGGACTTCGATGCATTGTTCTACGGAAAGATTGATAAAGACGAATTGAAGATTCAAGCCTTCGGTTGTCGCCTGAAAATCTCTGACTTACTCGATGCCGATTCAAGTGGTGGCAGTGCTTTGGTTCACAAAGTGCCGTTTGAAGTGACAAGCCCTGATTTTGTTCGTATCAACGGTGTGCCGTATTTGCGCCGTGATGAAACTGATGATCTTGGTTGGTAAGTTTTTGCTTAGTAAGTAGGGATTGAAATGTCTGATGTTATTGACCAAGCCTGTGATCTTGAAGCCAAACTCACGGAAGTGGCACTTGCTAACCAGTTGGCAAGGGCTAAGCAAGTTAACCAAAGGGAAAGCGCACATGAATGCGGCGAGTGCGGCGACCCAATTCCAGAACTGCGTCGCCAAAAGGTGCCAGGTTGTCAGTATTGCACACCATGCCAAGCCGCAAGGGAGTGAATAAGATGCAAGATTGGTACGACAAATTAACGGGTTATATCGCGTATTTGATGTCGGCAACGGGTGTGCTGTTGAGTTCAGTAACATTAGAGCAGTGGTATTTCTTAACCTCCATATTTATTGGTTTAGGCGCGTTGTTAGCGAATGTATGGCACAAACGTGCCATGCAAAAAATAGCCAAAGAGAAAGGTGTTTTTATTAATGAAACTAAGTAACAAAATCCTGTGCTCGGTAGTGGCGGTCATGGGCTTAATTACCGGAGGCAATAGCCTTTATGGTGATGAGTTCACAACGTCAGTCGGCCAAGTGGTGATCGAGGGTGAGGCCCAAGGTGAATTGCGTGTTAGCCCTAAAGCGCTGGAAATTACAGGTAATGCGGAAGGTTGCCGACTTGAACCGTACACCTGCCCTGCTGGGTTAGTCACCAACGGAATTGGTAACACTCACGGTGTGCCAGACCAACCCATCACGCTTGAGCAAGTGGCAAAAGATTGGGTGGTTAACCTGCAAGGTGCTGAGCAGTGTGTCGAGTCGGCAGAAAAGGCCGCTAAGCGACCCATGAGCCAAGGGCAATTCGATGCGTTTGCCTCGTTTAGTTTTAACACTGGCTGTTCGCGGTTCATGAAAAATCATGATGGTAGCGCCACGCGGATTTTCACTTACATCAAACAAGGCGACTACGAACGAGCCTGCAAAGAGTTACCCAAATGGGTATATGGCGGCGGTGAAAAGTTACCAGGTTTAATTACAAGGCGAGGGCTTGAATATGCTCGCTGTATGGAAGTGGATTAAGTTACTCGCGGTTGGAACGTTGTGCATCACGGTTTGGGTTTTATGGCTGAAATTGGATGCAAGCCAGTTAAAAGAAGTCGCCTTGGCTGAAAAGCTAAATCGAGCCAAGGCCGATAATGTCGCCAACTTGGCAGTGATTAACACCCTACAAAGTGACGCGGATAAAACGAACCAACTTTTTGTAAGGCGTAAGCAAGAACAGATAGAAGCAGAAGGGAAACTCAATGCAGAAATGGACAAGCTTAAAAAGGAAATGGAAAGCATTGATTGCCATATCCCTGCCGATGTTACTGAGCGCTTGCGCGAGCCCTATTGAAACCGTTTCAACGCAGGTGATCGTTAAATTGCCACCTGCCGGAATGTTGGTCCCATGCTATAAGCCACCTGTAAAAGGTACATGGCCCGAAGTTATCACCGAAGACATTCCAAAGTTAAAAGTCGCCGTTACTGAGTGCGATAAACAAATTGAAGATTATTTAAATTGGCGTGCCGAGCACGAAAGCAAAATAGGAATATCAAAATGAGCAAGATTGTACTGACTGTTGCAGGAATTGACCTTGAATTTACCCCAACATCTGCGGAATACGATGAAGCGCAAAATACCACCATGCAAGGTGATATTAGTGCAGCGGCGCATAACTTCTTGATGAGTTGTGTGAGTGATAGTTCAAAAGATGCGCTGCGTGACATTACCAATGAGAACGCGGGTGCAGCAACGCAGATTTATGGTGCGCTTCTTAAAGAGTACACGCCGAAGCTTGTTATCTCAGTAAAAAAATAGATGCGCTTGTCGCGGCCATTGATGGCAGCGACAGGCAGAAAATGTATGCGTGGCGGCGTAAGTGGCTACCCAATGAATCTGATACTGACCAAAACCTTGCTTATGCGATTTGGTTAGAGACAGACCACTGGGAAAACATGCAAGCCGCCACTGCAAACGGGGTAGCCAAAGCCTTTGGCGCTTAACTTTTATCAGCACAGAGAGAGTTGTTGATGTTACCAGAAGCACTCAGATTTCAAGTTGGATTGATTGACCAGATTTCAAAACCTCTGGGCAGCATTCAGCAACAAATTACCAATGTGTCTGCTACGTATCAAAAAAGCACTCACACGATGGCGGCAGGTGCCGCAGGTATGGTGGGTGCAGGCTTTGCGTTGAAAAATGCGTTGATGCCAGCCATTGAAATGGATAGAAAACTCGGTGAAGTGAAGTCACTGGGTGTTGCTGATGATCAACTAAAAACCCTTGCTCAAACCGCGATGAAATTCTCGGTTGAATATGGCAAGTCGGCTACGGAATTTGTGGCCGCTTCTTATGATATCCAATCCGCGATTGCTGGTTTAGCCGGTGATGAGCTTTCCGAGTTTACAAGAGCTTCGGGTGTGCTTGCGGCTGCAACGAAAGCGGATACCGGAACCATCACCAGTTACGTGGGTACCATGTATGGCATTTTCCAAAACTCTGCCAATGAAATGGGCAAAGCCGATTGGGTGAACATGCTCGGTGGACAAACGGCCAAAGCGGTGCAGATGTTCAAAACCACGGGTGAAGGTATGTCTTCTGCGTTTACTTCGGTAGGTGCAGCGGCGACTTCTGTTGGTGTGGGTATGACCGAACAAATGGCGATTCTTGGCACGTTGCAAGCCACCATGAGTGGCAGTGAAGCGGGTACCAAATATCGTTCGTTCTTGGCGGGTACCGCGAAAGCGCAAGAGGCATTGAACATGCAGTTCACCAATGCCCAAGGTCAGATGTTGCCTATTGTCGATATTCTTAATCAAATTAAAGGCCGTTACGGTGAAACGATTTCCGTGGCGGAAGCGGCAGAACTGAGTAAAGCGTTTGGTACCCAAGAAGCCACCGCCATGATTCAGCTTCTTATGCAAAATACGGATGGTCTTGCCACTTCGATTTCTGAGCTTGGAAAGGTAAAGGGCTTGGATGTAGCCGAGCAAATGGCCGGAGCTATGACCGACCAATGGGAACGGCTAGAGCAAGGCGTGTTTGCGGTACGAACGGCCTTTGGTGCTGCGTTGTTACCTGCATTGCTGCCTGTGATCTCAAGTTTGGCCGATGGTGCAATGGAAATCATCGAATGGACACAGATGTTTCCAAACCTAACCAAATACATTGGCTTTGCTGCCGTTGCGTTTCTGGGCTTGGTGGCGGCAGGTGGCATGTTCACCATGATTACGGGAGCCTTGAAAGCGGCTTGGGCAATGATGACTTTAGGTGTTGGTATTACTAAAACCGTCACGGTTGCCATGTGGGGCTTATCGAAAGGAGTAATGGGCGTTACGTGGGCATTTTTGAAGATGTCAGCGGCGTTACTGGTGAATCCTATTTTCTTGATTGCTGCGGGTGTTGTGGCGGCGATTGCTGCGGTTGGTGCCTTGATTTACTACTGGGATGATCTGAAAGCTTCGTTTGGTGACACGGCTTGGTTCCAAGTGTTAACGGTTTTATCCGCTCAAGTTCGAATGCTGTTTGAAGTGATGAAAGGCGGCTGGCAATGGGTAATGAGTGGTTTCTCTGATACCAGTGGCTTTGATGGCCTGTTCACGATTGTTGATGAAGTTCGCGCTGTGTTCGCCAATCTGTTTGGTTGGATTAGTGAGAGCTTTGGCAGTGTTCTTGAAACGGTGAAAGGTGTGGCGGATTGGATACCAGGTTTCGGCAGCAATGACGAAGTTGAGCCTGTGAGCTCTAAATCTGTGAAAAGTGCGAAACCCTACGCGCAGATTCAACAAGGTGGCGCGGCTAAGAACATTGCAAGCTACCAAACCAGTTCAACCAATTATGGCGGTGTGGCGATTTATCCAACGTACATGAATAACCCACAAGACATGGCAAGTGAATTAGAAATGGCGGCAGGTTAATGGCGGATTATCTTTATCAAGATTTGTTAATCGAAAACGGTGATGTGGTGTTGGATGCAGGTCGAAACCCTATGTTGATTCAAGACCGCGCAGTGATCGCCCAAGATATTAAACACGCCATCATTGAAAGTAACTTAGCTGTAGAGCTGATCGCAGAGCGCAGCCCACCAAAGAAAGCGGATATCCGCACTCGATTGGAATTGTTGGTTGAAGAAGATGTGCGATTGGTGCCGGGAACGGTGAGGCTAGAAGAATCGAGTGATGGTGCGATTTATATTTTTGCTACTACGGCAGATTTTGGCGAAGTAACTTTTGATATTACAACTTCGGAGACAACAAATGTCTGAGATTCCAAAGCCAGATTATAAAGAACTGGTTAAGCAGTCGGGCATTCCTACCGATTCGGCAAGTTGGAAAAAAGTGCTGAAAGAAGAGATGGATAAGGCTGGCAGTGTAATCAACAACGACAGTCGCTTTTCACCTTTTTGGCGCTTGATTGAACAGGCTGTGATTATCGCCACGGTGTGGTTAACCGAGAATTTGTTAATCAAGTTTGTGTTACCAAATACCTTTCTTGCTACTGCCTTTGGTGAATCATTGAAGTTGAAAGCGTGGGAAGTGGATGTGGAGCCGAAAAGCAAAACCAAAGCCAGAGGCAAGATTGTATTTCAACGCGCTGCTTTGAAAGGCCCTGCGTTAATTATCTCAAAAGGTACATGGATTCAAACCGAACCGATTAACGGGAATATCTACCGCGTAAAGGTGCTTGAAGATACCACCATGCTTGAGAATGAAACCACGGTTACGGCATTGGTTGAAGCTGAGTATGAAGGGGCGGCTTATAACCTAGGCGGCGGTTACTACCATGTGATTCCCGTTGCTATATCGGGTATTTCTGCGGCCACCAATGAAGATGATTGGCTAACGAGCGCGGGTGCTGATGATGAAGACGAAGATGAATTGCGCCTTCGTATTCGTAACCAATGGAGTGCTGTGGCGAAATGGCATATTGATGCGGCTTACCGTTCGCTGCTTATGACCAAAGCAGGCATTCAAGACGACAATGTGTATTTTGAGCACAATGCCCCACGCGGTGCGGGTACCGCCAATGCTCTTATTTTGTTGGATACCGGAAACCCATCCCAAGAACTGATCGATGAATTGAACCATGAAATCACAGTGAGCGGGTTACATGGCCATGGTGATGATTTATTGGTTAAGGCTATGCCGGAAACTGACTATGACATTAGTGTGATTGTGTGGCCTCAGTCGACGTTGATAGATGCCGAACGCGACCAGTTGAAAACCGACATTGAAAACATAGTACGCGCTGCTTTCCGTGAGAATAGTGATTACAACGTCACGCGAACGAACCCACAAGGCCGCTTTAGTTTTTCCCGTTTAGAAGGTGAATTGCACGCGCTATTGGTGGGCATCGAGTCTTTGAAGTTTGAGCAAGACGATATTATCAGTGCTTTGACGATTCCGCGTTTATCTTCGCTCACGATTAAGATGCAGGAGTAGCCATGCAGTTACCGTTTGCAGATTTTAAGTATTGGATGAGCCGAGGTGAATTAGCCAAGTTTGCCGTTGCTTTACACAATTATTGGTTAAGAGTTGAAGATGTTTTGCGAATGCCATTGGCTAAGCATGACCCGTTAACGGCTCCAATTGGCATTGTAAAGCTGATGGCTTGGGAGAAAGATATTGAACCACTAGAACGTGAAGATGAAATGATTTTTCGCATTCGAGTGGCAAGTGCTTATTCATTTTCTAGGCATGGCGGCGAAACGGCAGGCTTTAAGGATATGTTTGGCAAGCTTGGTGTGAGTTGGGTGGAAATTCATGAGCGTGAAGACCAAGAACAATGGGACGTTGTGACCATTGAAACGGCTGATGGTGAACTGGCTCAAAAGAACTGGTTGATGAATGCCATGATTCGCCAGTATGGCCGAACGTGTCGCCGTTATCGCTTCAACGTGACGTATCCAGCCACCATGAGAATGTTATCAGCGGTGTTTGGTAACCGTTTCACCATTCATTCAGCCAAGGCCAACAACGAAACCTTAGTTTCTGTTCGTCAAAAACGTATCGAGCATAATCAGCAGGTTTTTACTGCGTCTATGTCACGAGTAGATTTTCAAAAATAAAAGGGGCGAGAGCTATGAGCCAAACGGCCATCCCATTAGAGTTTGAGCAGTACCTTCAAAACAAGATTTCATTAGGTGAACCGACCGACTTGAATGAAATCATTTTTGCGATGATCCCAAACCTCGATTTATCAAAGCCAATTGATAGAACGGTAGGCTTGCCACCATTAGAACAGTGGGTATATCAACAAGATGTCGACCAAGTTGGTAAATCTGGTATTAACTCGGTTGTGTACTCGGTTGTGATTCAAGGTAGCCAAGAGCCGTTCACGTTTAACGCGATGTTCTTGCGTGATAAGAATGTGCCGGATAGCTGTGGCATGGTGGTATACAAAGCCACGGAAACGAAAGAAGTTTCAATGGCGTTGACCAAATCCATGTTGATGCAATTTGACGGGGCGGCAAGTGCGGCCAATGTGACTGTTGATGCGGCTACTTGGCAAATCGACTATCAAGCGCGATTGAGTGGCATGGATGAAGAACACCGTTTGGCGTGTTTGGATAACTACGGCCACACCGCGTTCGTTGATGGTTTTGATGTGACGCGCCATGGTGTCGACCAAAACAAATATTTGGTGGCACCAGGTGTTGTCTATGTCGGTGGTCTTCGCGTTCAAAATGCTTTAGTCGTTGCGCACAATGTTACCCAAAAGCCGACAACGTTGTGGCTTGATGTACATCGTGACGGTACCGCGTTATCTACCCATGAAAACCAGTTCAAGGTCGTCGCTTCAAGTGCTGACTTGGTTGACTACGCGGATGGTGATGGCTTGCAACATTACGTGTGTAAGTTGGCAGGCGTTGAGGCCGATGGTTCGATTGTTGATTTGCGTGTTGTTTCTCATGATCAAAAGCTCATGGAAAATATGGTTGGGATGGTTGTTCCATTTCATACCGCAGGAGAAAAGCGCGGTTGGCTTGATGCTAAGGGCGGGGAGTTTTCGCGAGTGGTAGATAAAACGCTTTGGGATTATGCACAAACAACTGGCTTAGTCATTGCTCAGTCACTTAAAGATTCAGACCCTATGAAATATGCGATGTATTTTGGTGATGGTGATGGTTCAACTACGTTTGCCGTTCCAAATCATCACGCGGGGCATTTCGTGCGCGGCACGCCAAGCGGGGTGGTTCATGGTGAAACACAAGGGGATGCGATTCGTAATATTACGGGTACAACACAGGCTGCCCACGCGCAATTTATCGGAAACCCATCAAGCCCCATAAATGGTGGCGCGTTTTCATCAATACCGAGGCGTCATAATAATGTAAGGGCTGCGTTAGACGGTGGTTCAATGAGTCTTAGTTCTTATGATTTTAACGCGGCAAGGGTCGTTCCAACCTCAAACGAAAACCGCCCGTACGCAGCAAACCTATCAATTAAAATTCATCGAGGTTGGATGTAATGAAAATCGCATATCACTACAACCCAGAAAATAGTGTTTTTTCTGGTCAAAGCTCAGTTAATAAAGTTGCCGGTTACAGCGATTACATTAAACCTCAATGTTCAACGTGGGTTACTCCTCCGGATTTTGATGAAGAAACAGAACAGGCGAAGTTTGATGGTGTTCATCAAAAATGGATTGTTGAATTGAAACTCGTGGAAGTGACCGCATACCACAAACAAACGCAAGAAACCAAACAGTTCGATGATGTGTCTTTGATTTCGGATGATTACACAAAAGAAAAACCATCAACCCAATGGGACGAATGGAATGGTACTGCTTGGATAACAAACCAAAGTAACAAATACATCGCTGAATATGATCAAGTAGACAGTGCTCGCCGAGCTGCTTATCGAAACGTTAGCGACCCGCTTTACATGGAAGCACTGAGAAAAGAAGCGCGTGGCCTAACGGATGATGCTGCCGATTTCAGAAATCAAGCGGATGCAGCGGTTGAACTTATCAAAGTGGAGTTTCCTTGGCCGACTCAGGTAGAGGTAAGTTAAATGCTTACCCTATCGGCTGTTAATCTTCCATTGAAAGGGCTGAAAGTAACGGCCCGTCAAAAGTTAGCCGGACAAGATATGTCCGGCAACTCTGCATCAACCGATCAGGCTGAAACCGGAGACAAAGCTAAAATACTCGTGATATCTGGAACGTTGCCTTTTACCAACGGTAAAGTATTAGGCCAGATTTACACCATGGCAGGGGCTAAGGTCGATGGCGCAAGAACGGTGTATCGAGTTGTTAACCAAACCGCTAAGGCTCTGAGAATCAACCAAGTAAAATTTCAAGGAACCATTACCGCGCAAGAAGATACAAACCTGCGTCAATGGGTGATCAGCTTTGAATTGGTTGAACATTTGAGTGTTGCTGAAAGGGTGGAAAGTCGGCAACCGGCTAAATCTGCAAGTCAGCAAAAAGCGGCAGGTGTTGAGACTCCGGCAGAACCACCAACGGCATCGGTAGATACTCCACCAAACACCGAAGTGGATATGTCTGGGGTTATGGGGTACTTGCAATCATTAGATAGAGCGTTGGCATGAATACACCAGAGTTTTCCATTCAACTGTATATCGGCAGTTCACCAAGAAAAGTCAGCGCTCATCGCCTGACTTTTTCAGATGATGCACCAGGTAGAGCACAGTTGACCATTCAAGGCGAAGCCAATCCAATGCAACAGGTCGCCATTGAGTTGGGGTGGGGTGATAACCTTCGCCGTGTTTTTACAGGGTTTATCGAAAGAGTTTCACCGGATAAGCCAGGTTATGTGGTGGTGTTTTGCAGAGAGCTGGCAGCAGTGCTTTATCATCCGATGAATATTGTTGTTCGACACCCAACGTTAACCCAATTGCTTAGTAACATGACACAGCAAACAGGGTTGCAGTTTGTTGTGCCAGATAAAGCTTATGCCAATAGCGCAATTCCGTGTTTCTACTCTATTGGGAACGGGTACCGCGTATTGGATGAAATAGCGCAAGCCTTTAGCATTTCAGATTACATGTGGCAGCAACAAGGTGACGGGAAGATATTTGTTGGGAGTTGGGCGGATAGCTATTGGGCAGATAAACCCGTAAACATCCCAAGTAATATCATTAACCCACATAAAGAACAGAGAACCGCGACCGTTCCATGTTCACCGCATTTCAAGCCAGGTGTGATCGTTAATGGCCGCAGGTTAGTGACGGTAGAACACAAAGCCACGGAGACAGCTATCACATGGATGTAAAAACAATAAAACGAATCATCTATCGATTATTTCCCGAACTGACTGGCGGCTGGCATTTGCCACAATTGGCAAAGGTTGTGGCATTGCCAGAGCTGCCAACTGAAGGGGATATGTCCGAGCGATTTTATCCGCATTACGCCGCAGATATTCGATTACTTGATAGTAAGTTGGTAGAACGGAAAGATGTGCCGATAATGCAAGCGGTACCATTACCAGTGCCAGGTATAGGTGATCACGCAGGCCGACTTGAACCGCCTGCCGTTGGTGCCATTGTTGAGGTTGGTTTCGCGAACGGCGAACCAGACAAGCCTTTCATTCGCACAGTGTTGGGGCTTGGTTGGAAGTTGCCAGCCATCGAAGTGGGCGAAAGCCGATACCAACAACGCAAAGGTGTCCATCAGCTGATCGACAAAGACGGCAACTTTGAAAGAAAGACAGACCAAGCCGACAAGCTTGAATGCCTAACTCAAAAAATCAAAGTGCTAGAAAATCGAATGGCTGAGATTGGCGGCAACCATACCGAAACCGTCAAAGGTAATAGAACCATCAAAGCCAAGAACATCACAGAAGACGCCGACACCATAAAGTTCAATGGCGGCAAAGGCGTTTGCACTGGCGCAAGCATTTGCCCGTTTATGGGGAAACCGCATGTGGATGTATCAAAAACCGTTTACGCAGGTAAGTAGCAATGGCAATAAGCAAAAGTTCATTAAAGCAAAAGATAGAAACAGAACTGAAAGCCAAAGGCTTCGTGCTTGATGGTGAATTTGCCATGGCAGGAATGATGGCCGAAGCCATCGCCAACGCCGTGGTGGATGAGATAACCCAGAACGCAGAAGTTCAAGCAACAGGTGGCAGCTCTGCCGGAACCTACAAAGTAAGCTAAACCCCACCGCATTCAAACCAAGCGCCCACCATGGGCGCTTTTCTTATATCCGCACCCCAATACCATAACCACAACCTACAGCCACGGAAGGGAGCGTGTAAGTGACGGAATCCGCACTCCTCCTCCCCACCTGCGACACTTTCGATCTGATTTTTTCGCAATTTTGATTTAGTGCAAAACTACGGGGTTAGGCGGTGCGGTGATGATGCTGCAAAGCCTTTTGTGATAAAGGGTTCGGCTTATCCTTGAGGCGTCTTAAAATGGCTTATAGGGCGCCTGATAAAATTTCAATCATCGCGCTTTTTTTCAATAAATTGCGATAATAACGATCTGATAAGATCACGTTTGTTTTTGTAAGTTGTTGAATTTTAATGAATCGCTGAGTTTTTCGTCATGGTTTTAAAGATCTGGTGTCTGTTTTGATGATCTGGTTTAATGGCTGTGAAGCCTTGAGCAATAAGGCTTTGGACTGATTTCCCGTGATTTTGATTTTTTCGAAAGGTTTTGTTTGTCGTGGGTGAAATACTAAGAAGAAATGAAACCCACGGAAAGTGGCAGAAAATAGGGTTTTACGTTGACAAAAATGCGAGGCGTGGACATTTTTGGGGCAATTGAAAGGCTTTTGTTAGTTAAGTTGTTATTATTTAAGGGTTTAAATGGTAGTGCATGATAAGACCACATTTTAAACCACCCTAGCAGGGGGTAGGCTGCATAAGGCTTGGTGGGGCTTATGGGTTTGTCAATAAATGCCAATATTTGTCTATATTGCGAAAATCCGCCGCCATTTTGTCGCCATATTTATGGCGACACTTAAAGGTTGGCTAGAGTTTTTTTTGTGACCACATCTTCTAGGTGATCGGGGGCTAGGTGAGCGTAGCGCATAGTTTGTTTTATGTCGCTGTGACCAAGGATTCTTTGCAGGGCGATAATGTTGCCGCCGTTCATCATGTAGTAAGACGCGAAAGTGTGGCGCAGAACGTGGGCAGCTTGCTGGCTTAAGCGTGGTATGTGTTTCACGATGAAACGATACACCGTGGAATAGCCAATACTAAACAATGGCCCTGAACCTTCCTTATAAATCCCATCATAAAGCTCTGGGCTTATGGGTACCGAGCGATTCTTTTTGCTTTTGGTCTGTGTGAATGTAACTTTGTATTTAGTCAACTGCGCCCCAGTTAAAGTTACAGACTCTCTAAATCGCCCGCCAGCAGCCAAACATAGCTTAATTACTTTGTGTAAATCGTCATGGTACGGATGAGCTTCTGCCGCTTCGATTAGATGCTGCATCTCTTCAACAGTAAGAAACTCCATTTCTTGTTCGTGCAATCTGAATTGGCGAACCTATTGCAATGGGTTTTCGCCTTTCCATTCGCCCATTCGTTTCAGTTCAACAATTACCGCGTTCAATAAATCTTGTTCATTGTTGCAAGTGCGAAACGTAACCTTGGCTTTATTTCCTTGAAGATCGGCCACTTCATCTGCAAGGCGGCGGGTTCGATATTCTGTGAACATTGATGAGGTGAGTTTGTCGTAAAGCGGGTCGCCCATTGCCAACGCTAGAACCTTTAATTTGTTATAGGTGTATTTTGAATGCGCTAAAGATTGACCGTGGCGTTCTTGCCATAGGTCAATCATGTCTAATAAGCTACGGTTTGTCGTCTACTTCGTTCATTGTGAACTTTTCGAACGCAAGTGCTTCGGCTTTGGTAGCGACACGTTTACGAATACGCTACCTTTTCGGCCTTGTGGGTTACATTCGCAGAGCCATGGTTTTTTGTTGTCACGCTCTAGCTTTCTGACAGACACTCTTGTGGGAACTCTTCTTTGTCGTGGAAAGACAAATTCTACTTCTTGACTTCTCTAAATAGGAGTGAAAGAGCGTTTTGAACTTCAGTTACATCTATTGCCTTAGGCGTAACAGATGTGCTGTGGTCGTAGATTTCTCTTAGAGATTCCATCGCTAACCCCTCCCTGACTTTTTTTGCCTGAGTTGCACTTTTATCCATCGGTTTATAGACTAAATTACAAAAGAAGTGACGTATATTAAGGTCAGTTCCTCTATCTAAAGCAATTTTAGCATCAGAAGTATAGGGTTGGTGTTCTAGGAAATCGTGGGATTCAAACAACTTGGTTATATCATCTCGATACTCTACCTCAACCCGTTGTTCAACATATGTTTTCCAAGATCCTTGCTCAGATAGGAAATTTTTCCAATTTTTTACTTTATCAGCAAAGTTGCCACTTTGAATGTATACCAACAAACCAGCTTTTTGGTCCTGTCTTACATAACGGGTGACCAACTGCAAAATACCTTCAAATACTTTATCATTAGTCGTAAGTTTTTTTGCTTCAGCTATCCACTCATGTCCGAAACCTTTTACAACTAAATCTACTGCCCCACCACCTCTTTTTACTTGAGATTCTGCATCAAATAACTCACTAGCGTTAAGCTGTCGTATGATCTCTGATGTAAGTGCGTCTTCGTCCTTCCCAAGCATCTGGTCTGCGTCGTTTTCTATAGCTTGAATATACTTATCGAGTTTTTCGTAAAGTACATAAATAAAATCTTTGTATTCAAGATAGTTCGCAAATGGTAACGCAGCTTTAGCTTGTTTCTCTCTCGGTACTTCATCGTCTAATTTTTCAAAAACATCACCTAGGTTCATCCGTGTCGTAACCTCGGATGAATGAAGCAAGAGAAACCAAGCCTTTTGTTATCGAAATCTTCTAACTCTCTACCTTTTGTATCTACAGGGGCAAGACCGTGCATTTTTGCTTCGAAATATGACTCGGCAGTAATTTCAATTGTTTCGTCGTTACCTTGAGGGAAGTAACAAAATTGAAGAGAAAATATCCAAATCGGTTTCGATGATAGGAAGATTACGCTATCCATTAAACTCGCAAGATCTGTTGTTTTAGATGCATCGATCAAATCAACGATTGTGTAATATGTCTGACTTGGGTGTGATTGTATAAAATCAAGGATACTGTCAATAGGCTCGGAGTTTTCATGTGTCGATGACAATTCTCGAACAATGTTTATTCGCTCACACAATAGCTCTTTGTCTACGCGCCCAGTTTCGTAACTCATACTAAGACCTAAATATTATGTCATTGATAGTTTTTGTTAATTCCATACTGTTCTTAGGTTCTTTTACATTAAAGCTAAAACACCGCTCCTCTTTCCAGTCAAAACGATGAGGCAAAAACTCGACTTGCATTTCTTCATCTTCACTCGGTGAATACTTAAACTGGATAACAATCTGCCAAGGATGATAATCATTGCCATTTTTACTTTTCTTGTGGATAGCTAACTCGGATCTTCCACAATGGCCCGGATCTGAAGATGCACTTGAAGATAAATAAGGTCGTTCTGTAAATGTTGCTATTCTTCCCCAGCTCATGCGTCCTGCGTTGACATCGTTAAATAGGTTTTTAATGGCCTTGAAGACGTTTACTGGTTCTGCATCGACTCCAGAATGACGGATGGCGATATCATTTATAAACGATTTTTGAAGTTCTTTTAGCTCTTCATTTAAAAAACGCTTACCAGCAGCAGATGATACTCGATATTCAACACGGTCTTTGGTGTGAGGAATGAATACATTGTGGAATGTTTGCGAGTAATCATCAAAGCCTTTGTATGAATGCTTTACTTTTACCGATGAGTATATCATTGCATACCCATCCCCTAAGTCCGTCACTTTACATAGACTGAACCCCTGTGGGTAAGATTGCCCATCAACAAACTTAAATTTACCTGGGTATAATTTATATGCCTCTGATGTTCTTGGTGTACCGCCTAGAGGTACGATTTTTTTTCTTATATTAGTCGCATCCTTTTTACTCAGTTCTACTATTTGATAAGTATGGTCAGACTGACATATAAAACGGTCAATAGCTGTCTCAAGTCTATCAACGGTACATTGAATTTTACCTTGATCAGTTGATTCGATATCACAGGCGATTATGTTCTGAAGACTACTCCATCGGCCAGCGGTGCTGAATCCATATTGCGATGCTAAGTAGCAAAAGTATGTTAAGCCATCAGTATCGCCTAATGAACCTATTAGCTTGTCCATTAAGTGGTTTTTAGCTTGGCTCGGTGAATTTTGATTGTTGACAATGCCCAT